ATGGGCTTTGCTGCAACAGATTTAGACCCAGGAGGGGCCACTCGCCCCTCTACTCACGAAACTTATGACACTGACTTGCTTGCTGGCCCTCGTGGCTACCTTGGTGCGTTGCCCTTAGCACCACGCAGCACTGTCATGCGAGACTGGACAAGAATGCGGAGGGGAGTGACCCCTAAGACAGGTGGCGATCCCAGATCACTCTTCACCGGCCCTGCCCAAGCTCCACAGACAGTGGATCAAGAACTGATAGACACTCTCAAGGCGTATGAGATCATGGTTGACCGGGCAAAAGATTAATTTTTATGTGCTCAATGATATTGTCGATTTCCACATCGTTTTTTAGGGACACTGGGCCTTCGATGCCATGGACTGCCAGCTCGGCCTCAAGCATTCGATATAGCCGGACACCTATGTCAAAGAAGTACTGCTCTTGGTCTTCTATTTCCATTTTCAAATCCTTTCTAATGCCTAAATTATGGCATTTGAGCCTTTGCAATTCAACCGAGGGTGCGTAGATGAATAGGACGTCATTCTCATCCCTGATCTCGAAAGGAGGTAAGAAAATGTATGGCAAAAAGAAGCCAGGAACAGGCCGTAAAAAGCCCGGCAAGAAGAAGAGGACGTACTGATGACCAAAGATGTTGAAGTTTTCGTCACGGGTGTCTCACTCAATGGCAAGGCTGAACTAGCAAAAGGGTCAAGCGATGACACTGAGCGACCTGCTGAGAGAGATGAAGCTGTCGATCAAAAAGCAGAAGAAGGCAATAGCGACTGAGATGGTTGAGGGTCGCATGAGCGACCTCTCGGCTTATCACAGAAATGTCGGTGTGGCAGAAGGCTTAGAGCAAGCCTGTGACATCATCGATGAAACTTTGAAAAACATAAATGAAGGAGACGACTAATCATGCCCCGTCAGCATGTCGACCAAATTATTGTTGATGAAGAGAGCGACTCAAAAATTGGCTCTCATCAACTCCCCCACCCCGTTGGCTGGAAAGTTCTAGTTCAGCCCAACCAAGCCAAAACAAAAACGAAGGGTGGCATCCTTCTTCCATCCCAAGCCATGGACAACGAGGAGTATCTCACTGCTCATGGCACCCTGCTGCGCCTTGGTGAGCTTGCTTACCGAGATCGACAGACTGGTGAAAGCTGGAAAGGCAAATGGCCTTCTGCTGGTGATCGTATCACCTACGGAAAGTACGCCGGACAGAAGATCATCATTGATGGCGTCAAGCTGTTAATTCTTAATGATGATGAGATCACGTCTGTCCTTCCTGCCAGCGCCAATGTCACTGCGTATTTGGAATAGGGGGCCGAACCATGGAAGAAGACAAAAACGAGGCAGTCGAGCAGGTCGAGCAGGAGATCGCAGAAACCATCCGCAAGGCTGGCAGCGAAGAGCCGCTCGAGATTGAGATTGTTGATGAGCCGGATCAAGAGGTTGAGCCGGAGCCGGAAGCTACGCCGGAGCAAGAAGCCGATTATGGCGAGAAAGTTCAGCGGCGCATAAAGAAGCTCGTCGATCAAAGGCGAGCCGCAGAGCTTCAAGCCAGGAAGAACCAAGAGGAGACTTCCCAGCTAAAGGCAAGGCTCGAAAGGCTCGAGCAAGGGACTGCGACACAGGCCCACACGCAAGCCCAAAATGAGTTTCAAAAGCGTTACAAAGACACGCGAGAGGCTCTGATGACGGCATTCGAGGAGGGCGACACCAAAGCCCAACTCGACTTCACCGAGCAGCTAACAGACATGCGAGCATCAGCCAGAGTTGCAGAGCTGCAAGGCAGGCAACGAGCTGCACAGGCTGAGTCGCCGACTGTTGGCAGAGCGGAGAGGGCAGCCGCAGAGCCGCCAACTCCAAAAAAGGCGATGGACTGGTGGCAGAAAAACCGCTGGTTCAACTCAGGAGGCTACGAGCGAGAGACGGCTGCGGCACGGGCGATTGATGTCCAGCTGGATCTTGAGGGATACGACAAAGAGTCTGACGGTTATTACGACCAATTGAATAACCGTTTACTTTCAGTTTTCCCGGAACTATCCTCCGGGAGTGAACCTGTAAAAAGTAAGCCAAAAAGCAGATCTCCCGTAGCACCAACTGCCGGTGGGCCTACTTATAAAGGGAATCGGATTCGACTCTCTAACGACCAGCTTAGGATGGCAAGAGAGCTCGGCATTACTGACGAAGCCGGTCTCAAAAAATACGAAGCCGAAGTTCGTCAGCAGAGAAGGAGCTAGTCATGACCGAAGCAAGAAATGTCAGAGCTAAAGAATCCAAGAAAGAAACTCGTGAAGATGAGGCTCGTGCCGAGACTTCATGGAAGCCACCGTCGCTGCTGGATGCCCCGGACCCTCGTCCCGGAATGGTTCAGCGGTGGATTGCTACCTCGATCCAGGGTAAAGACACTCCAGACAACGTGTACAAACGTATGCGCGCTGGCTGGAATCCTCGCCCCGCAGACTCAGTGAGCGATAAGAGATTCCCAACTATCAATCATGGGCAGTGGACTGGTTCAATTGGAATTGAAGGAATGATCCTTTGCGAGATGCCAAAAGAAACTTTCGGTAAAATGAAAGAGTACTACCGTGGCAAATCCGACGATCAGAACCAAGCAATTCCTGGAGAGCTTGACGCCGTGGGAAGAGCACATGGGGCTCCGATCTACCAAGAGCGGAAGACCTCTACGAGCCGTGGCCGAGATGTCTCGGTCATGGATGATTGATACAACTCAAATGGAGTGAACAATGGCAAACGCTGATGCCGCTTTCGGGTTCGTCCCGGTTCGCCACATGAGTGGGAATGCACCTCGTGCAAATAAATACACCATCACCAGCACACTTGCTGAGAACATCTTCACGGGTGATCTCTGCATTGTTACGTCTGCTGGCGTTATCACGCCTCACACTGCTGCTGAGGTAAATAACATTGGTGTCTTTGCTGGGGTGTCTTACACCGCTTCTGATGGCTCTTACGTCTACAGCCAATACTGGCCCTCGGGCACGACTGCTACGAGCATCATCGCTTATATCTACGATGATCCGTACATTGTGTTTAAGGCGCAGTCGGCTGGATCTCCTGCTCAAACTAACGTCGGCAACTGTTGTGATGTTGTTGCAGGGGCTGGATCAACCACTACCGGCCAATCTGGTTTCGAATTGAGTGGCACAATGGCTAATAGCATTGCTTCTTGCAAAATCATTGCGCTTTACGATTCGCCAGAAAATGCGTTCGGTGCGAATGCTGTCATGGAGGTGACTATTAACGAACACCTTCTCGGCACAAATGTCGCTGGCATCTAGGAGGGTATGAAACATGGCTATGAATAGAGCACAATTCGCTAAAATGCTCGAGCCGGGTTTGAACACCCTCTTTGGTCTCGAGTACGATTCTTACCCACCGGAATACTCCGCTGTATTCTCGGCAAACAGCTCTCAGAAGGCATATGAAGAAGATGTCCTTTTGGAAGGCTTTGGCGCTGCCCCTGTGAAGAACGAAGGTGCCTCGGTCTCGTATGATTCGGCGTCCCAGCAATGGACCGCCCGCTATCAGCACGAGACAGTCGCGCTTGCATTCTCTATCACAGAGGAAGCTGAGGAGGATGGACTTTATGGTTCTATCGCCGCTCGGTATGCTAAAGCCCTTGCGCGGTCGATGGCTTCGACCAAAGAAATTAAGGCTGCAAATGTCCTTAATAACTCGACGAGCACTGCCGGAGGTGACGGGGTTTCGCTACTGAACACCGCGCATCCGACCCGCTCTGGCAACCAGTCGAACACGTTGGCGACTGCCGCTGACTTGTCCGAAACTTCACTTGAGCAAATCTTGATCCAGATTGCTGACATGAAAGACGATCGCGGTCTCCGCATCGCCGCTCAGGGTCAGATGCTGGTCATCCCGACTGCATACTCGTTTGTTGCAGAACGGTTGCTTGAGTCGCAGCTTCGCACAGGCACGGCAGACAATGACATTAACGCGATCCGCTCCGGTGGCTACTTGCCCAAGGGTTATCACGTTATGCGTCGTCTGACTGATTCAGATTCATTCTACGTTGCGACGGATGTTCCTGATGGCCTGAAGCACTTCCAACGTTCCGCTCTTAAAAAGGGCATGGAAGGTGACTTCGAGACTGGCAATGTGCGCTACAAGGTTCGTGAACGCTACTCTTTCGGTTTCACCGATTGGCGTGGCATTTTCGGCACTGAAGGTGCTGCCTAAACGATAAGACGGGGGAGGGGCAACTCTCCCCCTTTTTTACCTGACAGCTTCGGCTGACTTAGCCCAGACAGGAGATTTCAATGGGTACTACTACTTTCAGCGGCCCAGTCCGCTCCGAAAATCAATTCAAGCTAATTAGTAAAGACTCGACGACGGGTCTTATTTCAGATCGCACCCAAAGTGGTGATGCGGCTCATGACACTCGCCGTTACTACCTTTGCGAACCGTTTTTGCAGCGCCCAGCACTGAATGCTGTCGCTTCAGCGCCGCTGACAGATGCTGATGCCACGGCAGCAGCCAATGATGCGATCATCGTCGCCCGAGCCATCGCCAGCCGGAACTTTGAAGTTCTCGGCACGAACATGACGACTGCGCTGTGCACGTTTAACACCACATCCGCCGGTATCGTCTTGACGACTGCCACAGCTGATGAAGATCAGGCGATCCTCGCGCCTCACCTCGACACCAATCAAAGTGCTTGGCAGGTGACAAAGTGGGGCACTGAGAATCAGGTTGACTGGGAGTGCTCGATTAACCCGAACGCGATCGACAACCAGAAGCTCTGGGCTGGCTTGAAGCTGACGAATGATCAACTTGTAGCAACTGATGATGATCAGGCGTATTTCAAGTTTCAGACAGATGCGGCAAACAGTGAGGCGTTTACTGATTTCACCAAGCTCCACTTCGTTCACGCGATCGGCGGCACGGACTACATCAGTCAGCTCCCAATTACTGTTGCTGCGAACACGATTTATCACTTGCGCATCCAGATCAATTCCGCTCGTCAGGCGGCAATTTTCGTCAATGGCATTCAGTACAATGTGACGACCACTGCGGGTTCTACTGGTGGCACCGCAGTGACCACCGGCACGACGCGGACTGCGGCGTTGACGGATGATGTTGATTTAATTCCTTACATCGGGATCGAAGCTGGTGCCGCAGCAGCGGAAGCTGTTGACGTTCACTATCAGGGCATCAGCCGGGTCATCTTCGAGTAGGTCGGAATCATGGGGCAGGGCCATCGTGCCCTGCTCCACTAGGAGTTGAAATATGTCGATCCAATCTGATGTAAAGCCGATCACAATCAGCGATGAGGTTGCTGCCTCAACGACTTTTATTGCAGCAGCCGCCCGACCAAATACAGTATTCACCCTTGCCAACACCTCGTTTGCCTCTGGTGGAGCTAGACTTCTTCAAGTTACGACAACCGGGACAGGTGACAATGGCAAGACTGTCACCATAGTCGGGACAGACACCCACGGTAATTCACTTACAGAAGTAATAACTTCAACAGGCTCTGCGGAGTCTGTCGCTGGCACTAAGTATTTTCTCACGGTGGCTTCTGCAACTTGCTCGGCACAGTATGCCGCCAATGTTTCTGTGGGAATGACAACTGGCGCAGCTCAGGCAATCTTTGCTGGCAGGACTCGCCTCAAGTCAACCTCCATTGTGTCTGCTGGCACTGCGGGTGTCGTGAGTTTTTATGATGGAACGCCTGAGAGCGGCACAGTCCTCTTCAAAGCCAGGACCATTGGCACAGACAATGCGACTGTTAATATGAGCATTCCCGATGAGGGTGCACTCTTCGCAGATGGGGCTGTAGTCGAGTACACAGTCGCCACCATTGACATGATGACGTTCTTTTACGCATAGGTTGTAAAATGGCAACATCAGGCACAGTCGCTTTCCGGCCAGACGTTGAGCAGATAATTGCAGAGGCTTACGAACGCTGTGGCATTGATAGCCAGACAAGTACTGGCTACCAAGCAGTCTCGGCCAGACGTAGCCTGAACCTCCTGTTCAGCGAGTGGTCTAACAGGGGCATAAATTACTGGACTGTCCAGAACAACACACTCTCGCTTTCAGCAGACACTGCCTCTTATGCTCTGCCTGTAGGAACAATCGACCTGATTGATGTCGTCGTAAGAGACTCTTCCGGGTCAACCACCGCAGACATACCGTTGCAGAGGGTGAGCATCTCAGAATACAACCAGCTGCCAGACAAGACATCTTCCGGCAAGCCCAGCCAGTACATGATCGACAAGCAGTACACTCCGGTCATTTATGTCTGGCAGGTTCCTGATAACACCGATTACAGCCTCGTTTACTGGTCAATGAACCAGCTTGAGGACATAACTCTTTCAAACCAAGATGCAGACATCCCTTACCGCTGGTCTGATTGCATCTGCGCGGGGCTTGCGAGCAAGCTGTCGTTGAAATATGCGCCAGACCGCTATGCCGTTCTTTCTCAGGTCTATGACAGAGCTTTTGAGCTTGCGGCGGCAAATGACGACGACAATGTCTCCATGAGGATTCGTCCAACGTCGATGAACCTCTACTGATGGCGACAAGATACGCAAGGGGCAAGAAATCTCAGGCCATAGGTGACAGGTCTGGGTTCAAAGTCCCGTACACCTCGCTGAAGACTACTTGGGACGGCCTCCGGGTTGAGCCAGAAGACTGGGAGCCTAAGCATCCGCAGCTAACTCCTGCAAAAAACGTCATTGATGCTGTCGCATTATTTAAGCCTCGCCCAGACAACGATCCTGAAAATGCTGAGTTCACTGTCGGGTACAATTACGACATCTTTGCTGACCCAAGAGACAGGCCGGGGGTTGGCATCCACGCCACCGGCAATGTCGGCTTCCCCGACAGGGTGGCAATAGAAACTGAGATCACCGAGACTGGAGTTGCGGGTACTGGCGCGATCGGAACTCTCGCGGCAATTATAGCCGACGCAATTTTCATTGAGACTGGGTTGGCTGGCACCGGCAATGTCGGTACTGAGATCCTAGAGGCTTCGATCACAGAGGCCGGTGTCGCAGGTACAGGTGCCATCGGCACTGAGATCCCAGAGGCTTCGATCACAGAGGCTGGAGTTGCAGGCACCGGCGCGACTGGCACTGAGTCTATTGTCTCTGATCAAGAATGGGGTTCTGGCGCTTGGGGTTCTGGGACTTGGGGTAACTGATGAATTACACGACACTCGTAGCCAACATCAAAGCATTCCTTGAGGATGACGGCACTGAATTCGCAGCTTCCATTGATGAAATCATTGGTCAGTCTGAAGAGATGATCTTTCAGAGGCTCCCAAATCTCCCTTGCTTCCGGCAGATTGCGACCGGAAATTTGGTGGTCGGGACTGCTGATTACACAGTGGCAAGCGCCCGGATGGTTAGGCAGGTCTCAATAACCAATTCAAGCAATCTCTCTTACCTTGATCACAGGATTGATTCTTACCTTAGAGACTACTGGCCAAATTCAAGCACAACCGGCACACCTATAATGTACAGCACGAAGACAGCGAGCACATCAGGCACGGTGCTGACATTGGCCCCAACGCCAGATGCGACTTACGCTTACCAAGCTGATTTCATCGCCCCAGCCACTGGTCTGTCTTCTTCAAATGCCAACAGCTGGATTGGCGACAACGCGGAAAATGTTCTCTTGTCCGCTTGTCTGTATGAAGCATCTGCTTTCCTAAAAGCAGGAGAAACATTAACCTTATACAAATCTCAATTTGATGAGGCTGTACAGCTCTTCCAGCAAGAGATGGCAAGAGACTACACAGCTGAATACAACGGAGGCATCTAATGTCAATCGCCCAAGCAATGTGCACCAGCTTCAAGGAGCAGCTTCTTAACAAGGAGCATGACTTGAACACTGATACGATCAAGATCGCCCTTTACACCAGCTCTGCGAGCCTTGGTGCGGGAACTACAGCCTACGCCACTACCAATGAGATTAGCGGTACAGGCTACACCGCTGGTGGGGAAACTCTAGGCAGCGCGACAATCGGCACCAGCGGCACCACAGCCTTTGTTGATTTCGCAGATGCTTCGTGGACCAGCGCAACATTCACAGCCAACGGCGCATTAATTTATAACGACAGCGCAAGCGACAAGGCGATCGCTGTCCTGGCTTTCGGCGGCGACTTCACAGTTACTGGCGGAACATTCAAAATCGTTTTCCCTGCTGCTGGGGCAAACGCAATCCTGCGAATTGATTGAGCTAGGAGAGACCTGTGGGAAGCACATATGTAAATAACCTCCGCCTGGAGGAAATGACGACTGGTGAAAAGTCAGGAACCTGGGGCAACATAACGAACGTCAACCTTGAGCTGGTTGGTCAGGCACTGGGCTATGGGACGAGAGCCATCGCCGATGCCTCAACTGACAACATCACGATCGCAGACGGTGCCTCTGATGCAGATCGCAGCATGTACCTGAAGCTGACTGGTGGCGGTCAGGCTTGCACAATCACCCTGCTTCCTAACACCAGCTCCAAAATGTGGATCATGGAGAATGCGACAAGCTACACCCTGACATTTTCACAAGGGTCAGGTGCCAACGTCGCAATCAAGGCTGGCCAAACAAAAATGATTTTTGCTGATGGTCTTGGTGGTGGCGCTGTCGTTTACGAGCTTGGCACCATTGCCGTGCAGAACATTCAAGCGGACGGCACCGTTACCGTAGGGATCGATGACACGGGGCATGACGTAACCTTTTTCGGAGCGACTGCTGGCAAGAAGTTGCTTTGGGATGAGTCCGCAGATGCTTTGATCGTAACTGGCGACGGGACATTTCAAGGTCTTGATACGTCCGCAATCAGTGGGATCATCGAAGCCAATGCCGCATTCATTGATATGACGTTGCTCGGTCCAAGCATCGACGGTCAAAGCTGGAAAGGCAAGTTTTCAAACGGAAGCGTATGGACATCCTTGATGTTAGCAACCGTCGAGACTGCCGGGTCTGACGCTCAAGTAAACATATGGGATTTGACGGCTGGCACCCTTACGGGCGCGACGCCATTGGCAACCTTAACACTTAGTGGCGCAACATCGACCAGCATCGCAGCATCGATGGGCTATCTCATTGTGGGAACCTCTGACCAGGGCATTCACATTGTTGACCCGCACGACGGTGCGTGGGCCGAGCGCACGAATGGCTGGCCCCGCACATTGTCCACCAGCACGGCACCGGCACTGGATAGTAATGATGTTTCGATGGTTGCTGCTAAGGTTGTCGATTCGAGTGGGTTTGACGCACGAACAGGCGGATCGATTCCCACATTCGGAGCGCTCTTCGCGGCTGGCGAAACCAAAACGGCGTCCTTGATTAAAACCGATGGAAACGTCTGGGATATTACGGGCGAGTCCCCAGCGACTGGGGTTGTTGGGTTTCAGGGTAACGATTTTATTTTTCCCAGGTCAGCAACCGACACTCGTAGATTTGAAGTTAATCTTATTAACGCGGACGTCGCGTCCTCTAGCGGTGACAGTTATAACGACTCTGCTTCTTACCCCGCAGGGTTTGCCACAACGACCGCGTTTTCAGCCTCTGGGATGAAATCGGCGTGGGCGTCAACGAGCGGGACTTCGTTCAAACTCAGGGGCGATAACGTCTACGCATCTTCGGGTGCCAGCATCAACCGAACGTACAACACCGGTTATTTGCTCGGTGATATTAGAGGCGCGTGGCTGGCTAACAGCGTGACAGCCGACCGCTCGTACCAAGCCAACACACTTACACAGAACGGCACAGTCACTGAAGCGGTTGTGGCGTCTGGCGCAGAATTAAAACAATACTCCGGGTTTAGCTCATCGAATTATCTAGCTGTTGGCAGTAACGCGGACTGGGATGTAATCGGCACTGGCTCTGCGACCAGTTATGGCTGGGCGCGTTACATCAGCGGCGATGACGGAATGCTGTGGGGTTTTGGAAATAGCGGTAATACGATTCGCTTTCATGTCATGGCGGTCAGCAACGGAACGATAAACATCGTCGATGATGGGGCGACAGCAGCGGTCAGCGTCAATAGTGGAAACGTGTTGTTTACTGACGGCGCATGGCATCACATCGCATTTGTCCGCGTTAGCAGCACAGAACGCCATCTCTACGTTGACGGTGTTTTAAGGAACTCGTCAACCACAGATGCTGGGTCACTGTCATCGAGCGGTAATCTTCCGTGGAATATCGGCATACAACAGGACAATTCAACCAATCCCGCCAACGCCACGGCTGTGTCGCTGGTTCGCTTCACAAAAGACGCTATGACCGCCACGATGGTTCGACAGATATACGACGCCGAAGCTCCGATGTATTTGGCGAACGCCAAAGTTCTTCTCCAGTCCGGCAGTACCGATATTGTGCTCGACGCCGAAGTTGACCCCTTAACGAAAAAGGTGATTGTCACTCAGACAGACAGCCAGGAAATCTTCAACGGGCTTGCCATTGAGACTGAACGAACGGTAGCAACTGGTGGCTCCACATTCGAGCATGGTGCCATATTTGGAGATGCGGTAGCGGAAATCAACAATGCCAACCTTTTCGCATCCACTCCCGCAACAGATCAGCGCCAAGTCAACGAGATAGTGCGGTCCTTGTCGGCTGACCTTCCTGCCGGTATCGATCTCGGCAAGGCAAAGGCTTACTATGAAGACATTGGTAAAACATCTGTCAGTATAGCGACCTCGTACAACATTAAAAGCATCGCTCGCGACAGCACTGGTGTTTGGACTATTACCTTCGCAATTCCATTCAAGACAGATGACTACATCTCAGCCGTTTCAGCTAATGGCGATGTAGTTTTTGGCATTGCCGACAACAAGACAACCGGCAGCGTAAAAATTAAATGGTACAATTCGTCAGGCGCGGCAGCTGATGCTCGAGGAACGGCTGTATTTTTTGGAGAATTAGAAAATGAATAATCGCATCGTCACCGCCGAGGGTGCGGTCATCCAATCTCTCAGCCCATCGGGTACCATTGCTGACCTGATGGAAGCGGCAGCAACCCCAGCCGAGTACGACAAGGACACAGGACAAGAGACAAAGGCGAAGTCTTACCCAGCCGCAAGCACGGTCTACGAAGAAGTAGACATCGATTCTGTCAGTCTCCGCACCCATAAGTGGCTGACCGCCGCCTACGACACGGAGGAGTGGGTTGCGCTTCGAGCAGAGAGAGATCGATTGCTCGCTGCTTGCGACTGGGTTGTCGTGAAGGCTCAAGAGGCTGGTGAGGATGTACCGGCAGCATGGGTAACGTACCGGACTGCACTGAGAAACCTTCCGGCGGCTACCAGTGACCCGGCCAACCCGACGTGGCCTGACGCGCCGTGATTTGATATGCCTCTTTCTAAAATACAATTCCGTCCCGGCGTCAATCGTGAAAGCACGTCTTTTGCAGACCAGCAGGGCTGGTTCGACTCGGATTTAATCCGCTTTAGAAAAGGCTACCCGGAAAAAATAGGCGGCTGGATAAAGGTTGGTAGCTCTTCGGTTGCGGGAACGGTGAGGTCACTCAAGGTGTGGGTTACCCTGTCCGCCTTGAAGCTGATGGGCGTGGGAACAACTTCAAAGTTCTACATCGAGCAAGGCACGGTCTACAACGACATCACTCCCATTCGGAGCACGGCCACTCTTGGCGCAAACCCCATCACCACGGGTGACACGGGATCTGGGGTGGTTACCGTAACTGCTGCGGGCCACGGTGCTGGGGCCGGTGACTACGTTACGTTCAGCGGTGCCACGACGGTTGACGGCTTGACGATTGCTCAACTCAATAAGGAACACGAGATAACCGAGGTTGTGTCCTCCGGAAGTTACAAGTTAGACACCGGGGGAAGCGCCAGTTCCGGCGGCACTAGTGGGGGTGGTTCCGCAGTAATCGCAAATTACCAAATTAGTGTTGGTTCCTCGACCCTTGTACTTAACGGTCCAGGTTGGGGGGCTGGGTACTTTGGCGGCGAGACCCTGACGTATTCCTTAACAACATTAAACGGTGCCATAAACGACAGCGTAACCTCCGTCATCCTCACTTCCGCGTCGAACTTTGAGGTGGCGTCTTCGAC